ATTCACAGCCCCAGGTAATAAATCCAACGCTGAAATATATTTGACTACTGGGTCAAGACTTAAAGATGTTGAATTAATAGCAGTAGGAAATATGTTTAAAGATGCACTAAACGATATGTTTGGATTAAGTGCTGAAGAGCTAGAATTGACGGTTGCAGGCTCAAGCAATACCACGGACGCATATTGTAGTGCAGGATTTAATGCACTAGAAGCCGAATTAACGACACTAGGCGCAAGCAACAAAGATGCACTGTACTGGATTACAGCATTTAACGTGCTGGATGCTGAATTAACGACACCGGGTGTAAGGCTCAGCAAAGAAGCATATTGCAGTGTTGGGTTAAAGCTCTGACTATTTGAATTTATAGTCGTAGGTGTTAGATTTATTGCTCCACCGCTTGGCTCATCAGTAGCAGTCCACCATGCACCTGTTGCTGATTGGTTGTCATATTCAATATCTATTTGGGTTGATGATTTAGCTGAAGAACATACAGAAGATTCACCTATCCTGTTTGCGTATGCAAAACCTACCGTTCCAAGGCCCCCGTTTCCCCTAAACCCTAACCTTAAAGGTACGGCAGGTTGTGACCCTTTTGATATTACTATCGTATTACGGGACACACCGTCTATGAAAAGCTCACAGCTTGTACCTGTTATAACATAGTCTGCCTTATGCCAGCCTGATAAAGCACTCCCTGCAAATTGGGTAAAAGTCCCAGATGAATCTTGATAGAAGTATTCAAAAATCGAGCCTGAACCTGTTAATCCTGTTTGGTATTGATTTATACTCCCATCTCGCCTAGAGATGAACGTACCCGCAGAATTGCCGTTGTGCCAGCTTGTTAAAGTGTAATTTCCTACTGTATCCCCTATAGACGCATCCGACAAACGTTGCTTGGGTGCGGTTAAATCATCTGCCCCAGAGGGCTGCCCTGTTCCAACTGCTCCACTTCCATCATCTATCATTGCTAATGAGGCTGTTGACTCTGTAACCCCACCATCATGTGAATAAAAACTAAAGGCAGACCACACAGCATTACGACCAAAAGCAGCATCAACTGCTGGCTGTGTAGCTCCTGTATTATCACCCCAGACGTATATTAGTGCACCCGTAGATACGGCAGGAACCTTAACCCATACAACATCACCTGTCGCCTTGGTAAAAGTAACCACTTCACAAGCTAACTGTGTTGTACCAGCCTCATCACTACTGAAGCGTAAGTCACCACCGCCAGCATCAAGGCTAGCAAGCATTGTTGCAGTGAAGTCTTCATATTTTACTAACGTTGGTAGTTCACTAGCAGAACCAGTTACTGCTGGGGCTGTTAGTGAGCCTAGTCGTGTAAATCCTACTAAAGACATTTAAACCTCCGACATACCAACCGTCAACTTACTCACTGCTCTCAACTCACGTACACTCGCTGGTGATGCTGAAACCTGTGCTGTGTATGATTGCTGTGGATAGAACACACCTCTGAACGCGCCACACTCATGCCAGTCTGTTAAGTCATCAACAGAAGGGCCGAATCGTTGTTCAATGGTTATTGTAATAGGCTTACTTGGTTGTGTAGTAATGTTAATAACGGGTTTATGCTGTGCGTTATTTGCAGGTAGTAAAAGTGTTTCACCAACGTCGTTAGCTTCGTCGAATTCTGCCTGTGTTGCATTCTCATAAGGCTTAATTACTGTTAGTGCCTTAGAAAACAACTCTAGTTTCTGTGCTTCTGTCATCACACCAGCGTCAACTAATATCTGAGCGGCTGCTAAGTTGCCTTGGCCTTCTGCTGTACTAGCGTCCATACCAAAATAGCTAGAGCCATCACTAGCTGTTACTATTACAGCATCGGCTAAAGCATATAGTGGGTGAGTCATGTCTGATTGAATCTGTCTTAGGGCTGTCCAGATACCAGAGCTAACAAAGAATCCACGCGCTTGACCTGAGCCTACTTGTTTCTTGTCTGTCATTTCTGTATGTGCTTGTGCTTCTGCAAGTGTTGCGAAATCTGATAAACTAGACATGTAAAAATACCCTCATATGATGATGAGGGTATTGTAACACTATCTTAAACGCATCTCACTAGAATTCACCCCAGCCTTGCCGCGCATCGTTTTGTCCAGGTTATCCACAATTAAAATCTGCATATCACTATGATGCTTTTGAATTATCATCTGTGCAACCTTGTCACCCGTTTTAATTTCAACAGGATCAAGCCCAGTGTTTAACAAGCTGATCATAACCTCGCCCCGGTAGTCAGAATCTACAACACCAGCCAGAACATCAATACCCATTTTAGCGGCTAATTTACTGCGAGGCCAAATCAACCCAACATAACCTTGAGGCATCGACATCGCAAAACCTGTACGCAGTAGCGCCCTTTGTCCAACAGGAATGGTAACACTATCAATTGTTCTTAAATCAAGCCCTGCGCTCTCCTTAGAGCCTCTGGTGGGTATCTGAGCATGGATACTCAACAAATCAATATTAATCATGCTGCTTTTCCTCCAGCAATAATCCCAAGGCTATAATAATTTCATCAACTGTTTGGTTACTGATACGCTTCCATCGTTCGTTCTGACTTACCGTCTTAGCCAATAACAATCTTAAAGATTCTTTGCTCATAATTCCAATCCCTTATTATCTAAAATCTCAATACCTAATTGAGCCATGATTACCTCAGCTTCAGCCTGCTTTCTTTCAGATAGGTAGCCGACTACTAAATCACCTCTTGATATGTCTAAGCCCCCTAGCGTGTTTTTACTAACGCTATCGAAGATTACATACAAGGCATCCTCATTTATGATAAAACCATCTTTGGTATATTCAGCTGGAGATATTCTCATTTTTGTTTTTCCTTAATTAGCTCGATTAATTCATTTAACGTGTAGTACTTTCCCTGCGATAAAAATTTCATTTTCTTTTCCTTTTTTCTAATTCGCGGTTGATGTACCAAATAGCCTTTTCCAAATCCTGCGAACCAATCTCATTAAATTTAAATTCATATTCATTTAAAAATCCAATATAATGCTTTGCTTTCTCCCAAACCCTTTGACCTGGTGGTTGTGAAGTGCTCCATAACTCTAGATTCTCAGGTCGATTATCTCCCCTATCGCCGTTTATATGATGTACATTTTCTTTACCTAATAAACTTCTACCTATTTTTTCCTCCATTACTTTTATATGTTCAAGAACAAACCCGCCACTAGACCTTGGATGTTCTTTATCGTGAATTCTTATATATCTATCAAGTCCAATTCGTTTTGAAAGAGTGCCGTTAGGTGCTACTTTTTTCTTCCCTGCTAAATTTTTATATGCATTTATCCTAGATGTTTCAGAAACTAAACATCCACAAGATTGAGTATGACCGGAGCGTAAATGCCCTGTGGGTAAAATATTACTTCCTCCGCAATCGCAAACACAATCCCAATAGGCTGTGCCTTTCTCGCGCTTATTCAAGGAGGTAATAGTAAGTTTACCGTAGCGTTCACCCACAATATCGATGGCGTTAAACGCTTTACCATCATTCAACTTTAAACAACCACAAGATTTTGTACCACCGCTTTTTAAATTGCTTCCAGTTACCACGGTGAGGTTCCCACAGTCACATAAGCATTGCCATGTCGGATGTTTTGAGGGATTAGTACCCTCTCTTTTTATTACCGTTAGCATTGCATAACGCTTATTTACCAGATTTACTAATTTCATATTTTTTAATTTCCTCATTAATATACCAAGCCGCTTTTTGCAAATCTTCAATCGGCTTACCTTTCTTTTCATACCTCCATATGTATTTTATAGCATTACCAATACAAAAGCTATGAAATTTTGCTACCTGGATACACTCAATTTTACTAGGATGACCAGTGTAATGCTTTGGGCTATTTACATAATCCTCTTCCCTTTGCTCGTGATAATCCATTATATTTCCTCATTCCAAATCAAAACATCTGGGCGTAATTCTTCACGCTTGAAAAAGCCATCCGACTTACGGTGAATGATGGTGGCTGCACGTTTGCTAATCTGACCAAGCTTAACCCATTCGTAAACCGCCTGGCTTGTTACGCCACACGTATGCGCCAATCTTGCTCTACCACCAACCCACTTGATAAGTTCAAATAACTCATGTGCTTGCTGCTGCTTAATGTCTGCTGCTGTTACAATCATTTTATTTACTCTCTGTTGTTAAGTTGGGATAAGAATAAGCCTTTAATTTAAGCTTGTAAAGTATTATTTAAAATTGTTCCACATTTAGCCGAGGTAACCTAGTAACCTCGGTAACCT